TTTGCTCTCTGTCTTTCTAATCTTAGATGCTACATGTTCACCATCTTTATCAAAGTATTTATAAATGTGATGGCTTTGATCTGTACCTCCGTTATCATTTACAAATGTATTATAAACTTTAGCAGAGTTTTCTGAAATCTTTCTATCGGTTAGTGCTGCTAGGTATCCTCCACTCTTTAAGGGTGCTGATGTTGACGGTGCTGTAGTATTAGTTTGCATGTAAGAATCCTCATTATTAGAAAAACGTGTTTCACAAACGAAACAAAAGGAATGCCCATCAACATGTTGAACATTCCCATCACTAGATCCGCATTCAGGACACGGACCTCTCTTAAGCCAGCCTTCGGCCATTACCATTTTCCTTTGCTGTATTGAAACATTTTATCAGTAATGTTTTTTCTTTTAGCTACTACCTCCTTCTCAATAGATATTAAAAATTCAATTTGATCAACTCTTTCAAGATTATCAAAACTTTCTTCAAAATTAATTATAGGACTTTGCCTTCCTTTTCTTTTATGAATAGATATTAAAGTATCACTCATTAACCTTAACCTTTTTTTATAACATATTTAAATCTTGGATCAGATCCTAGATGATACCAAAGAATATAACGATAGTCAAGAGCTTCTTTAGCAGCTTTGTAAGTATCAAAACTTTCTAATGCTTTTTCTTTATTAGTATGTATAACAGACATTATCCAACGATGCTTCATCGGGCAACGCCCCCGCAAAGAGGGGGGGTGTTGACCCGATCAATTATATTCATCAATATCATTTTGAATGTTCTGTATAAATTCATTTTGATCAGATAATATATCTTGTAGTTCTTCTTTGGCAAGTCGTTTTGCAGTTTTAGAATCATACCCTTCATTTTGATATTGATTAGTAAGTTCTTTAAAAATTTGCTTTCTTTCTTTTTGCCAAAGATTTTTAGCCATTATACTAACTTGCGCTTTCCTCTATATCATCCCAGAACTGAGCTACATCTACTTGATCGTGTGGATCATAACCACACTCAATCATAAATTCATTTAGTGCATTGTACTCTTCTTTACTTGTATTTATTTTTTGTTTATAAGTTGTGAAGTCTATTACATTTTCATTTTCTTTTTGAACTTCCCATGTTTTATCAACAGGTATTCCATTAGCTTTTTCTAAATCTTTAGTCAAGATATCAATCCTTTTCNTAGAACGATTAAGCTGTCTCTTCAATGAGTTTATTTGTCTGGTAAGAATTTGTTTTTCTTTATCAATTTCTACCATATCATCTGCTCCTTTAATGGGTCTGGTAAATCTACCGCCTACATAATTATTATAATAGGCATACTTATCTGTTCCGTCAAGTATTTTTGTTAACACTCCAAGCTTCATCTGATAGTGAAGCTCATAGTATTTCATAGTTCTTTTGTTTTCGTACTGATCTATTAGTTCAAATTTAAAATTCTTCTTTCCTATTTTTTTAATATCTTCAAGCAAAGCCTTTGAAGATCCCATGTATTCTTTCCAATTAGAAGCAACATTTTTTTTATTTCTTTTTATAAAATATTGTTTACAACCTATATAAGATTGCTTTGTTTTTTTGTTAGTAATTTTATAGACAAAACCAAAGTACTTATCTGGATTTGGTTTTACTTTTTTACTATGAGTCCAATGCATTATTCTATTAACTCTTCAACCTCTGGTTCTCTACCTACTTTTGTAAGATATCTTTTATTTTTTGCATAGTTAAACACACGAAGTCCCTTACCATTGTTAGCATCAGCCCAACACTCTCTCTTATAGTCGCAATAAACACAACCAATAGAAAGCTTATAGTTGCCAGACTTACCGTCAGGTATATCAGAATAACACTTGTCAGGTATACTATTGTTTGACACCAATTTTTTAAGGTAAGCAACACGTTCTTTAGCATTAATCATTTCCAATGAATGAACAGGAGTTAAACATATTTCCCCACTAGATTTATCTATTGCCAGAAAAGCAGCTTCATCTACTCCATTAGCTTGAGCATATGCAGATATCTGGGATATGTATCCGAAGGGATCGTCTTCATAAAGTCTATTGTATTTAAATTTTTCAAAACTTTTTCCTGATGCACTCTTACAATCAACTAAGACATTATCTATTACTGCATCTTGATGACCTTTAACACCATCTATATCTAATTCTTTTTGAGTTTCTTTAACATCGTGACCAGCAATACGGGTGAGAAGAAGAAGAAGTTCTTCAAGGATATGACCATATAAAAATTTAATTTTTGTGGAGGACGTTAAAGGATTTTGTTTTTGTTTTAAATTAGATCTATACCATAGCTGTCGATTAGGTTTTCCAATTGCAGACAATCTTAATTTATTATCATCTTTTCTATCTTCACAAAGAGACAATGCAATCTGACTGCAAACTTCTTCAGCAAATTTATTTAAATGTTTTGGTAGTTCTTCAAGTTGTTTCTTGGTTAAACTACCATCATCGAAAAGACTATAGATATCTTCTACTAAAGTAAGAATATTTTTTTTAGGCATGGGAAAATGGGGAGCCACAGAACGTGACTCCCCCTTTCAGGTTATGATGCAAAAGGAATATCATCTTCAGATGTATAGCCAGATTCCACAACATCGAAATCTTCAACTTCACCATCAGATGCATAAGGTACAAGCTCAACTACCTGTACCTTTTGTAGATCAGCAGACCTACCTTCTTTATTCTTCCAAGACCAATCATATGATCTATAAAGAACATTAACTTTAGATCCATTGCCAATCAATGTATTAAACATTGGCTGACGCTGAGAGTCTACAAGTACTGGTGCTTGGTTAGCACCATTCTTTCCTTCTACTCTACGCTTAATAGTTACAAAGTTACCACGCTCATCATCTTTATTTTTTACTGATAACCCATCTGCCTTAACTTTAGCAAGGTTCTCATCATCCAGACATACATCAATAGTCCAGCAAGGTTCAAACGTAGTGTTAGGCTGTGATAGTGAAGCCCAATAAGCAGTACCTGATATTACAGTCATTGTTTTCCTTTCCAGTTATAATGACTAATAAGTTCTAACACACTCTATATAACCATGTCAACAATAAAAGTCAATGGATACGTTCAATAATTATATCCATATCCCAAGTATCTTCAGAAAGAAATGATTGAAGGTCATATAAAACTTTAAGAGCATCCTGTTCTGTTTTAAAAATTTCAATCTTGGTCCCGGCATCATTNGTCATTGGATTAATAGTATCAAGGACACCGGAACCAAGCTCATCAGAACAATACTCTACTAATATAAAAGACATCGCACCTCCTATTATACCATCTCTAACTCTTTCCAATTCTCAGAGTTAATCATATCTGATACTCTGTCTTCTCGTAACTTAACAGTGTTACGATTTTCTTTTATACCTTTAGTATTAGCTCCAGAATAGAAAGAACCACCTTCTTTGCCTGTCATTAGACTAGGATGAGAAGACCAATAAGTAGCAGCATTGTACACATTGTAAAGTGTACCTCCTGTGTTTGTAGCGTATTTATCGTAAGCGCCACGGCCAGTGATGTGTCTGCTTTCTTCATCAAAGATCTTCATAAGGTTAGACAACATGATTTTATTACCAACATTCTTACGTTCAACATTATCAAAACGCTTGGCAATTGTTTCTTTAAATAAGCTAACAACATTATCACGTTTAACTGGAGTATTATACCATAATTTCATTTGCTCCATACCGTCGCCACTAATATATTTAGTTGCATTAGTAATCTTAGCAGCGAAGCCAAGGATATCAAAGTTCTTGGTATGTCTTCCATAGATATGAGCTAGTTTATTACCAGATACCAGAGTGTTCCAGCACTTAGCTCTCCAAACACCCATCATACCATTGTTTGCCCATGTACGATTATGAGATGTACGAAAACAAAACTCAGGTACAACTAACTCATCTTTACCTTTATGTAAGAAACCAGTGTTACCATCCAGAAAAGTTTGCTGTCCATGAAAGCGAGCTTTAAGTTCTAACTGTTCACCATCACCTAAAACATTTACACTAAATTCTGTCTCAGATAAATCAAGGTTAGTATTTTCATCTACTGATGCAATATGTAAAGCATCTTCAATGTGATCTACAATTTCTGTAAACTGAACAGGTTCATAGCTTTCAGATACTATAGCAAGAGGTTTATGATTGTCAGTTCTTCGTAGACCTATGCCTATTTCAGAAGGCATGTCAGTAAGTTTAAAAGTTTCTACATCAAAGTTAAGTTCACTACGATCAAACATTTGCATTGTCTTTACCTTTAAGTTATGAGTGAGGTTCGTCCCTCAAAAGAGGGGACGAGCCGAATGGACATCAAAGCAGTCATTGATGTATTTTAGTAATGTTATTTAGATTCAATTCTTTTTGATTACTTACTTCATAATCATTATACCAATTATCTCGTACCCATTTGTTACCAAAAGAATCAGCTAATTTATTAGCTAAATTATCAAGCTTTCCTAGATCATCTAGTTCAAGAGTATATACTTCAGACATATAACGAACACACTTTAACATATGATTAACTGTATCTAAGATAAGCTCTTCTTCTTTTTGATTCATACGTGCCATGATATTTTATAATTCCTTTTAATATTATTAAGATAATTTTGTAACTTTAATTGCTTCAGGATAATCTTCTTTCACCTCATATTCTGTTTCATACATTGTCACTGTCTTTTCTATGTGACCAGTACCATTACACTCAGGGCAGTACCGACCTATAGATGTTACCATATCAT